ACGTTCTCGATCTTGAACGCGAGTCATTTTAAGGAGGGTAACCATGACTAAGCAATTCATAGAGCCACAGCTTATCAAGGGCGAGCTAATAGAAGAGCTTGATTCGCTGGTAGGCCAGCTAAAAAACCTGTCTGTCTACAAGCCTAAGCCGTTTCAAATTATCGAAGCGGCAATGGATGCCCGCCTAGCGGATTTCCTAGAGCTTGCAGAGCAAGACTATATCAAGGGGTGGACTGACCAAGAGGAAGGCATCAGACACCGCGACGGCATGCCAGAAGCGTACAACGCTGGCTACGCCGACTCCTACGACTACGAAAACCAAGGAGGCATCTGATGACTGATATTCCACAGCCCGTCATTGACGTACTGAAAGAGATTGGCGAAACGGCCAAGACCTCAACATGGGACTGCCACGGCACCCGTGTAATTCTTCACAAGGCTTTAGAAAAGATTGCGGCAAAGAAAGGCATTACATTTGATGCGCCTGTTCACTTAGTTACTGACCCAGCTAATAAGCAGGTAGCCATTCAAGTTACTGGTCGTTTGATTGCAGACTTTGGGTCGATAGAGGCGTGGTCAATCGGTGAAGTCTCACCTGCCAACTGCAAGAACGCATACCCGTTTGCGATGGCTGAGAAGCGCGCCAAAGATCGCGTGATCCTAAAGCTGGCTGGCTTGCATGGTTACGTGTACTCAGAGGATGAGGCTGAAGAGTTTAAAGATTCTAAGCCTAGCGAGAATGATGGTTTGCTTGAATACAACGCCGCCGTCCGAGAGAACTGGGACTGGGTTAACGGCGCAAAGGAAGCAATTGCCAATCAGGATTGGTATTCACTGGCTGGAATGTGGGGTGACATCGACCACGAGACTATGGCGACTCTGTTTAGAGCGCCGACAAAAGGTGGCATTTTTACCACCGAAGAACGTGCGGCGTGCAAAGGCAATGACGCATTCAATCAAGCAAGGAAGGAGTTAGCTAATGGCTAGTGGAGTCAACAAGGCGATTATCGTCGGTAACTTGGGCGAAGACCCTAAAACAAGCGTACTGCCGCAGGGCGGTGCAGTCACAAACTTTAGCGTTGCAACCAGTGAGTCTTGGAAAGACAAGAACACGGGGCAGATGCAAGAGCGCACAGAGTGGCACAAGGTTGTCATGTTCAACCGCTTGGCAGAGGTAGCAGGTGAGTACCTGTCCAAAGGCTCTAAGGTGTACGTCGAGGGCAAGATTCAGACGCGCAAGTGGAAAGATCAGGCAGGGCAGGATCGCTACACTACTGAGATCGTCGGCAGTCAGATGCAAATGCTAGACAGCAAAGAGGCGAAGCCGCAGGCGCAACCACAGCAGAGCAAGGGAGGTTTTGACGATGAAGACCTGCCCTTCTAGTACAGGCCGCGCACTCAAGAAGGCGCAAGCGTTAGCAGGCGTCAGCAATGAGGAGCTGGCAAAAGAGTTTGGTGTCGGGAATGTCGCTGTCTGTAGATGGCGGCATAAAGACGACATGAAATTCTCGCTCGTCGTTCAGTTAGCCAACAGACTTAACTTGTCCCTAGATGAGTTTGAGAGGTTGGGAAGGTAAAAAAAAGCCCCGTCGAGGAAACGGGGCTAGACCACTTGCGGAAGGGTTTACGCTTGTGGCATCCTTAGTTTGCGTGCAAAGGATAGGGAAAATTATACAGCAATCTAGCTGTCTGTATACCTATCACCCCTATTCCTTTCTAAACACGCCTAGTCGAGCCTAGTCAAATAGTGCTGTCTCAGGTGCAGTCGCTCAAGAAAGCCGAGTTATTCCTACGACCTTTGAGGACGGGGACAAACAGTGGTTATGTTGCCAAGTAGTAAGGGCGCGGTGATGACAGAGCCGTTAATGATCTGCACTGATACTGTATGAATAATGGACTAGCTAGGAATCTTGTATAGGGCAACAGTCGTCCTCTAATGATCCCTATTGTCTAAAAAAAGGAGAAGGGTAGTGATTAAGAAAGACGGAACACACTGGGAGCCTTCGGATGAAGACTTCATTGCATGGCAGAAAGCCTATCCTAACGTGGACGTGTTCGCTGAGTATTCAGTAGCTGAGTCATGGATAGACGCTAATCCCACACGCAGAAAGTCTAACTGCAAAGCATTTGTTAATAACTGGTTGAATCGGGCCAGCAAACAAGAGAAGGGTATCTCTCCATTTGCCCAGAAAGCCCAAGAGCAGAGCGGCCAGTTAAGCTGTAAGCAGATGACCACCTTGGATATGCAGACGCACGACTTCTGCAACAGCGAGGCGTTCAGGCAGAATTGCTTAGAGAGATATGGGCAGTATATGACCCTTGAGGGTGTGAGGGTGACGCGATGACAAACGTGACTAGCATTTATTCGGGTAAGAAATATAACGCTAGAACAATCCTTAACGATGGCGTTGGTCAGATAGCAGGCTGGCAAGGTGAGGCGGCTTTTGCCTTAGAGCTGATGAAAAACAAGCTACCGTTTACGCATACAGGCTGTTTAAACCATCCCTACGACTTCATCGTCTACGCAAAAGGCCGCAAGGTAACCATCGACGTTAAGTGCAAGAAGCGCAATGTACAGCCCTGCAGTACCTTTGAGGGGCATATCAACACCTATCAGCAGAAATTTAACGTGATGGCTTATGTTTTTGCCAACGTGACAGATGGCGAGGTTACTTTTATGGGATGGATGTACAAAAAGCACTTTTGGCAGAGGGCAAGAATAGTTGAGAAGGGGCAAGTCACTGACGGCGGTTTCACTGAATACGATCAGAGCGCCAAACTCAAATACGTTGAGATGATACCGATGGACGCACTATGGGAGAGGCTTTGTGATGGGTGAATTCTGGCTGATAAAAGATCCAATCGAAATCAAAGACCGCATGGAAGCTTTCAAGAAATTTCTTGAAACGGAATGGTGCTGGGAAAAACCTGTAGCGTGGCAGGTGAAGGAGTACAAGCCACGTCGCTCGCTTAGTCAAAACGACCTATTCCATGTGTGGGTAAGGGACATGACACGGCACTTCAAAAAGCGGGGCGGATTTACGGGTACGGAGGATCAATTAAAGCTCATGCTGAAGTACAAGTTTCTTGGAACCGAAGACGTTGAGGTGGGCAAAACGACGATACCCGCACAGGTACGCGGCACTTCGACGCTAGACAGGGGAGAAATGCTATACTTCATGCAACAAGTAGAGGCGTGGTGCATTGATCTAGGGGTCAAACTAACACACCCTACCAATTCGGAGTACCGCAAACTGGGGGGATGAGGCATGAGCCTTGTGCAGTTTTGCAAAACCGAAAGGCAAAGAGAAGTAATTAGCCGAGTAGAAGAAGGCAAGAGCCAGCGAGATATAGCTAAAGAGCTGGGTTTAAGTCGTGGCACTATCAGAGGGCACCTTGAAGCGGTTAGGGCAGTAGCCGCGAAACAAGGATACAGCCCCGAGCATGACTACACGCATCCCGTCCCTTCTGGGTACACGGTGAAGGGTGTCTCAAGTCTATACAACGACGAAGGGAAACTCGTCTCGCAGTGGGTGAAAAGCCAGTCGGACGCAGAGCACGCACTACAAGTTGCACTTGACCACTTTAAGGCTGGGCTTAAGGATGAGTTGCAGGGACTGGCGAAGCCTGTAAAGAAAAGCAAAGCCAAAAAGCAGAAGGACCGCATGGCCGTCACGATTGTCGGCGACCATCACCTCGGGATGCTGGCGTGGTCACCCGAAACAGGTAGCGACCCGTGGGATTTACAGATAGCGCAAGACACACTTATTAAGGGCGTCGATAAGCTTATGGAGAGCACAGGCGATTGCTCTGTAGGCGTGTTGCTAAATGTCGGCGACATGATTCACGCTAATAACTTAAAGGGCGAGACGGGCGCAGGAACAGCCTTAGACGTAGACGGCAGAGCAGGCAAGACAATACGCGCCGCAGGTAACCTTTTTCAGATTATTGTCACACGTATGCTTCAGCAGTATGATGAAGTATGGCTAATCAACGCTCGCGGTAATCACGACCCCGACGCCTCTTTGTGGCTAAACGAAATGCTCCGCATGTACTATGAGAAAGACAAGCGGGTGAAGGTGTTCGACAACTTCAGCAAGTTCATACACTTTGAGTGGGGCAATAACTTTGTGATTACGCATCACGGCGACAAGATACGCACTCGCCAACTATACGAAGCAATCACACGCGACTATGCGCAGGAGTGGGGGCGCACAAAGTATCGCTTTGCATGGACAGGTCATATCCACCATAAGCAATCAGAAGAGCTAGGCGGGCTTACGTGGGAGAGCTGGTCGGTACTCCCGCCTCCAGATTCTTGGCACTCAGGTGCTGGCTATGGCTCACAGCGTTCCATTAGTTGTGTAGTATTAGACAAAGAACACGGCGAGTTCAGCCGCTTCAAGGTTGGTATCGAGGCACTACAGTGATAGACAAAATGCCCATTATCTCAATGCCACTACCTGACGGCGGGCAAGTGGTTTGCAGAGTCGATGCAATCACAGCGGCTACAACTAACATGCGCAACGAAGATATGACCGACGTGTATATTGACGTTGCTTGTCCCGAGGGGATCACAATAGATGTCGATATTGACTCTTTTACAACGTCATGGCTTACGGCGCTTCTCACAACTGTTGACGACTGGCGACTCGACCGTGAAATGCACTGACTGCGGTAAGGGTATGGACCCTCAATTCACTGGCGACAATGGCAAACTACGAGGCTGGTTTTGCGAGTGTGGTAACTGGGAAAAGGCCATACTGCGCGAGCGTCAATTCACCAAAGAGACATACTATGGCAATCAAGCGCACAAACGCTGATATCTGGTTTAGCAAGGCGGTAAGAGCTAGGGATGGCGCGTGTCTAGTATGTGGCACCGACCAGTCACTTGAGTGCGCACATATTTACGGCAGGCGTCGGCGAATTGTGAGATATAGCATGATGAACGCGGTAACCCTCTGCCACCATCATCACAGAGCGTTTACGGAATCGCCTCTGGCTTTTGCGGGATGGTTAGAGCTTGAGCTAGGCGCAGGTCACCTAGAGATACTGACAGAGAAGTGCAGGGGCATCCTAAAAGAGAACAAAGCCGTGCGCGATGAGATCGCCAAACACTACCGCGAAGAAGTACGCAAGAAAGAGCAGAACCCTGACTACGTGATTGTTTCGTATAACTGATTGCCTATATGCTATAATTGCAGGGCAACAGAGGAGTGTTGTTATGTGTGTACAGAGCCAACGGCAGTATTTCGGCGAGCGTCATCACATCGTCGTAACTGACAAAATCACAGAGCTACTCAATCGACTGGGTAGAGACAAGGGTATAGGTGAAGAGGAGTATCTTAAGCGCCTCTCCCGTCACCCTAACGAAGACCAATTCGTCGCAGAGATTGCCCGCTACTACGGGTGATTGAATTGTCACGATTGTCGCATTGCACCCTTTCCCCCTTATTATTTGCCCAACAAGATAAAAAAGTGCTTGCAAGGGATAAAGGTAGCTTGTAGATTACTTACATCGGCTGGGGACACAGCCACCAACTGAAGGGAAATCGCAATGCTTTATACAGACATCGAAATCGTAACTAACATCGCCAAGCAACTAGCCGAGCGTATCGAGAGCCGCGCACTTCTGGCTGACTGCACTGACTTCAACGACGCAGAGCACGTCGCAACACTTCACGCGTTAAGCGATGAAATTAACGAGCTGTTTGATCGCCAAGAACATTACCTTGGCAAGATTATGGCGAAGCAAATCAAACGGGCCGCATAAGCGGCCTTTTTGCTGGGGGGCAAATGAGCAAGCATTCGGAGCAAATGACACTGACAGAGGTAGCCGCAGTTATGGGCATATCACGTCAGCGTGTAAAGCAGATCGAAACCGTAGCACTAGAGAAGTTACGCAAGAATCCAAAAGTGAGGGGGTTGTATGAAGGAATTATCAACGGACGCATGGGCAGTAATTCTAGTGGGCATGATTTTATTGGTGTTCATTCTGGGGATAGTAGGGCGCAGTGATTACGACGATGCGGTAGCGCAACAGGACATTTACTGCGAATTTGTAGACTTATGGGGGCAAACAAATGGTAGGGACGGCCATCCTGACTTTAGAGGGATTTACGAAACGGCTTGCACAGATGGACAGCGACGAGATTGAGGACACCATCATTGCAGTCAAAGCCGCACACGCAATGGCTAACCGACACAGGGAGGACATGGCTATACTATTCGACTACAGCATAGTGCCGCTCAAGGACAACGACGAGCCACCACTAGAGATAGTCAGGTACAAATTTCCAGCGTAGAGACGCATTGCCCGCACCTAGCGGGCTTTTTTTTGCGGCAAATAAATAGGCGTTATTTATTGTCCGCACGCTAATCGCATATATTGGTATAATATGCACGGGGGAACACTATATGTTGCAAACGGTAACTATAGATTGGCGGCCCGTAGTACAGGGCAGTATGCCAAGGAATGAAGGCACTTACCTCGTCGCATTTGACGACGGGGCAGTGGAGACATACCCCATGTCAGACCAAGACATCAAACGCGGAGAAGTAAGAGACGGGCAAACACATGGCCTCTATTGGGCCGAAGGCTTACCGTCACCTTTAGACTATGGCGAAGACTAGAGCGCAGAAAGTTAGGGCAGTCAATCAAGATGAGCTTAGGGTATTTCTTGCAGAGAAAAATACCGTCAGGCAAATCATTGATAACATTGAGCAAATTGAGAAGCTGGACCCCTCGCAGAATGACAACTTTGTCAAAGAGCTAAACAAGTACAAGACGGCAAATGAGCAACGCATCCGATTGCTTAACAAGTACCTGCCTGACCTCAAAGAAGACCTAACAGACCAAACTGACTTGCCGCCTATCATCATTAAGCTAGCAGATGGAACTGACGCGTCCACAATCTGACATATTCGTATCGCCTGAGCGGTTCCGTGTTGTCGTAGCTGGCAGACGTTTCGGCAAGACATTCCTAAGCACAGCAGAGCTACTACATAGGGCATTGCGCAAGCCAGATCAGAACGTGTGGTATGTCGCCCCCACTCACCGCGCGGCTCGTGACATATGTTGGGACATGCTGACTCAACAGATACCGCCTGAGTATATTGCTAAGACCAATGAGACGATGCTGAGCATCAACATCAAAAACGGCAGTACAATTTCACTGAAGGGCGCGGAGAAGCACGACAACCTACGGGGCCGCTCACTAGACTTTGTTGTCCTCGATGAGTTTGCCGACATGCGACCAGAAGCATGGTTTGAGGTCATACGTCCTAGCCTGTCTGACCGACAAGGTGGTGCGTTGTTTATCGGCACACCTAAAGGCCGCAATCACTTTTATGACTTGTATGGGAAAGGAGTAGATCGAGATGACGGGTGGCGTGCATATCAATACACCACGATTGAAGGCGGAAATGTTGCACCGTCAGAAATTGAGTCAGCTAAAGCGGACTTGGACGAACGAACCTTCACGCAAGAATACGAAGCCGCCTTCGTGTCATATGCAGGAATTATTTACTACTCATTTAAGCGAGAAGAATCAGTTGCAAGACATACCGACAATCTCGATATCATACACGTAGGCATGGACTTCAACCTCGACCCGATGAGTGCGGTACTGATGACGCGCAAGGGCGACACGCTCCATGTATTCGATGAGATAGTCATGTTTGGTAGCAACACCGATGAGATGGTTGCAGAGCTTCGCGAACGCTACGGAAATGGTACAATAGTGATATACCCTGACCCTGCGTCTCGTCAACGTAAGACAAGCGCAGGTGGCAGGACAGACTTGTCCATATTGCAAAACGCGGGTTTTGAGGTACGCGTCCGAAACTCACATGCGGCAGTACGGGACAGGATAAACGCGGTAAATAGTCGGCTACTGTCTAACGATGGCGTCCGACGTTTATACGTTGACCCTAAGTGCAAAAAGGTGATCGAGTCATTGGAACGCCACACCTACAAAGATGGAACGAGCCAGCCTGAGAAAGACGGCTTTGACCACATGAATGATGCACTTGGTTATGCGGTGGAGTATCTATTCCCAATTAGAAAGGCGAATGCGCCGCAATCCCCGCAGAGGTGGACGTAAATGTATTACGAAGACATCGAGTATCAGCACCCCGATTACGAGAACAACGTAGACCGATGGGAGTTCTATCTGCGTAGTTACATGGGCGGGCAAGACTATCGCGATGGCTCGTATCTGACCAGCTACCTCAACGAAGATAAGAATGCTTACAGCAGACGCCTAGCCTTAACCCCGCTAGACAATCACTGTCGTAATGTCGTGCATGTCTACAGTTCGTTTCTTTGGCGTGTACCGCCTACGCGTAACTATCAGCAGATGGAAGGCAGTGCCGACCTAATCGCATTCCTTAAAGACGCTAACCTCGACGGGCAAAGCTTTAACAGCTTTATGCGTGAGGCGCAGATCTGGTCGAGTGTATACGGCCACGTTTGGATCATGCTGGACAAGCCACAGTCGACAGCAGGCACACGGGCAGAGGAACTAGCGCAAGAGATACGCCCTTATGTCACGTTGATTACGCCTGAGAACGTCTACGACTGGAAGTATGAGCGAATGCCTAGCGGTCGCCACGAGCTGACCTACATGAAGGTGCGCGAGTCAGTAAACCGTATCGACGGCACAACGACCGAGACGTATTTCCGTATCTGGACTCGGGAAACGATACAGCTTGTCCGCTATCACGGTGACGAGGCACAGGTGGTCGAGACTATCGACAACCCTATCGGCAAGATTCCCGCAGTGCACTTACCCTCTAACCGCTCAGTAGTACGTGGCATCGGCATCAGTGACATTAGTGACATCGCCTATATGCAACAGGCTATCTATCAAGAGCTGTCAGAGATTGAGCAACTAATCCGTATCTCTAACCACCCGACACTTGTTAAGACGTACGACACCGATGCAAGTGCAGGTGCAGGTGCGGTTATCAATATCAGTGACGACATGGACGGCGCACTTAAGCCGTATCAGATGCAACCAAGCGGCGCGAACCTTGACGCAATCAGAGCCTCTATTGAGGACAAGATCGAGTCGATCAACCGCATGGCACACATGGGGGCAGTACGCGGCACCGAGGCAATCACGCAGTCAGGCGTGGCAATGCAGACCGAATTCCAGATGCTCAACTCAAAGCTGTCTGAGAAGGCCGATATCTTAGAGCTGGCCGAGGAGCAGTTGTGGCAGTTGTGGTGCACATGGCAGGGCCATGACTTGCATGAGGTAGAGATCAGCTACCCTGACAGCTTCGATATCCGTGACTACGAATCAGAGCTGAACTTCCTACAGAAGACACGCGCCAGTGGCGTTAAGTCGGTCACGTTATTGCGCGAGATCGACAAGCAGATTGCCGACCTTGTGCTTGATGACCAAGTGCTCGCACAGGCACATGAGGAAATCGAAACAGCTACTACAGCAGTCGGTGACTTCACTAAAGAGACGCAGATCTACAAGTACCACATCGACAGCGGCTTGGTGACACCTAACGAGGTGCGCGAGAAGATTGGCCTTGATGAGATTGCTGGCGGTGACGTATTGGTCGAGCCAGTGCAAACAGTAACTGATGGACAGTGAGGAACTCACACGCGCATTAGAAGGGGCGACCTCTGCACATGAGCGTCGTCTTTTGCGTGCTATGGAATCATTGCGTTTAAGGCTCACAGACGCGCTTGCTGGCCTTCCTTTACGTGATGGTGTGTTGTTTGACCTAGATGCCGCACTCGCCCTTAGAGCGCAAATAGACGGCCTTGTGCGCGATGAGTACCTGACGGTCATTGACGACATTATTCGCGAGTACCCCGACGCCGTAGCACTGACGCAAGAGTTCATGGAGCAGTTCGCCGACTTCCGTGTACCGCAGTCAGTCATTGGACAGCTTCAGCAGTTTAGTTTTACGGGCCATGAGGCACTGGCTGACGAGTTCGCAGAGGCGCTCTATCAGCAGGTGTACAACAATACGCTGTCGGGCACGCCATTCTCTGCGAGCTTGTCTGAGCTTAACAACCTGCTAGACGCTGACCTGCAACGATACTCAAAGACCATGCTACATGACTCGCTTTTCGAGTTTAGCTCGTCGATACAGCAGGCGGCGGCGGCAGAGGCAGGTATCACTAAGTTTCGATACGAAGGTGATACTATTGAGACGACACGGCCTTTCTGTCAGAAGCACGTAGGCAAGGAATACACGACAGACGAGATTTATGAGATATGGGATGATAGCTGGGCAGGTAAACGCTCTGGCGATCCGTTCCGTGTGAGAGGTGGTTACAACTGTCGGCACTGGTGGGTGCCTGTACCTGAATAGGAGATAGCTATGCCGTACCACAAGAAAGACAAACGCAAGAAAAAGCGCAAATCACGCTAGTTTGATATAATTAACCCACTCGAAAGAGGATTCGTAACATGAGCGATGAAATCATGGCAGACGCGGTAACTGAAGCCGCAGTGGAAACACCAGAAGTTCAGGAAAGTAAGACGTTCACACAAGAGGAACTCGACCGAATAGTGGCCGACCGTGTTGCCCGTACTAAACGGCAATATGATAAGCGACTAGATGGTATCGACCTTGACGAAGCCCGACAGCTTTTACAACGTCAGCAAGAAGCTGAAATTGAGAAGCAGAAGGAACGCGGAGAGTTCGAGTCGATTCTGAAGCAGACCGTCGAAAAGAAAGATCAGGAAATTAAGACGTACAAACAACGTCTCGAAAGCCAGTTAGTCGATGGCGCTTTGCTATCGGCGGCGAGTAGGAACAACGCAGTATCGGCAGAGCAGGTTGTGCAGTTAGTACGTGGTTCGGTTCGGCTGTCTGAAGACGGCACAGCAGAAGTTGTAGACTCGAACGGTACACCACGATACAACGACAGCGGCGACCCCGTAAGCGTTGATGAGCTTGTCAATGATTTCTTGACTACAAACCCGCACTTCGTAAAGGCGTCAGTTGGTGGCGCTGGCTCGCAAGCGGCGGTTGGTGGTTCCACGTCGAAACCTATGTCGGCGGTAGAAATGGAGGCTAACTGGGATAACGGTGGCAAAGAAGCTTACCGTGCCATGCGGTTAGCTAAGAAATAAACCGCTTACTTAGGAGATTCAATCATGGCGGCAACTACTAGTACAACTTTAGACGATCTATTTGCAAACATAATTATGGCCGCGCGTTTTGAGGCCGTTGAGCAGAGCCTTTTATTGGGTCTGGTTACTCGTTATGACATCGGCAATGTTGCTGGTACTACTATTCAAGTACCAAAGTACCCTGCAATCGCGGCGGCTGACCTTACTGAAGGCACTGATATGTCTTCAACTACTGTCAGCACTTCTGGTGTCACTGTATCTGTTGGCGAGGTTGGTGCGCAGGTATTGCTCACTGACATGGCGGCGATGGGCGCTGGCAACCCCGCACAGGAGCTTGGCACTGTCTTAGGTAACGCAATCGCTACTAAGATTGATACAGACATCATTGCTTTGTTTGATGGCTTCTCTGCTTCCTTGGGCGCGGCGGCTCAGGAGATTACTGTTGCTGACCTGTTCAAGGCGGCGGCAACTCTGCGCAACGCTAAGGTGCGTGGCCCACTATCGGCTGTTGTTCACCCTTACCACGCGTATCAGTTGTCAGCAAACCTGACTAACACCTTTGCCAACCCCAACGGTGGCGACCTACAGAACGAAGCAATGCGCAACGGCTTTGTAGGCTCTATCGCTGGCATCGACGTATACCAGTCAGCAAACGTTACTGTTGACGGTAACGGCGACGCAAAGGGCGCAGTATTTGCACCTGAGTCAATGTGCATTGCTATGAAGCGTGACTTCAACCTTGAGACAGAGCGCGACGCATCTAACCGTGCATTCGAGCTTAACGCTACTGCCGTATACGGTGTTGGTGAGCTTGATGACAGCTACGGTGTTGAGATGTTCTTCGACGCTACACTCTAAGACGTACACGCCCCTTCGGGGGCGTTTTACTCTGAGGATTTTATGGCAGTCAATTATCGCGGTGAGAGATTTGAAGATTACAACGTGGCAAAGCGTACGCCACGGCACCCGTCTAAGTCTCATGCGGTTCTGGCTCGCTACAAAGGTGCAATCAAGCTAGTTAGGTTCGGCGCTAAAGGCGCGAAGACTTACCCGCCCAAGGATGGGGAGTCTGCACGCGACAAGGCTATGCGAGCGGCTTGGTACGCACGACACGAAAAGAATCTACGTAACGCGACGCCATTAGATGCAGTCTATTGGTCCGCCAGAATTAAGTGGTGATTACATGGCGTTTAGCACTGACAGCAATCTAACCGAGTTAGTCCCCGACATTTTAGACTTTGGTATTACTGCGTTCACCGACGAACACGCACGAGCACAGGCAGATGTTGAGCGTGAGATACGCAATCGCTGGTGGCACCGTAAGGGCATCGCTGGCGAAATGGATGCCAGCTACCTAACAGAGTCACAGTGGACACGCGCCACGTCTTACCTTGTACTCTGGAAGTATGCACTTCCTCAGCTTACCAATTGGGTAGACGACGACCGATTCTTGCAGATGATTGACTTCTACAAGGCGCGCTACGGCGAGGAGCTGGACGCAGTATTTCAGGATGGTGTTGAGTACGACGCAGATGACGACGGCACTGTCACCGACAAGGAAAAGGAAAGCATTCCGCTTAACCGCCTAGACCGATGATTACTGTAAACATAGACACAAAGCCGCGTGACCTCCGCAAGATGGTGGAGAAGCTAGGCCGCACGTTCACAAAGAACCATAAGCGAGCAATGCGCAGAGCGGCGGCAGAAGGCGTTAACAGGATCAACAAGCGCACAAGCCTTGGCCTTGATGTTCATGAGCAACCGTTTCGCCCCTACTCAGACGCGTATAAAGGTTTTCGCGCGAGCAAGGGTAGACCAGTAGATAAGGTTAAACTGATATTTACGGGCAAAATGCGCGGAGCTATGACCTCGGGGCTACAAGGGCAAGACGGCCTTATCTTTTTCAGTAGTAGAGCGGAGTCTAAGAAGGCGGCGCAGAATAACCGAACGCGTCAGTTCTTTGGACTTAACAAGTCAGATCGCCGAGCTATCCGTGACGTTTACTTTAAGGGGCTTAAGATATGAGCGTTAGAGAAAACATCGCAATCAATTTGGTCTCTCAACTGCAAGCCATCGCTAGCCCAACCGTCAAAAAAGTGACGCGCGAGCCTTTCGACTTTGACAAGCTATCAAACGCTCAATTCCCCGCTATCTTAGTGCGCACAGCAAACGAGACACGCGAAGATGCCAGCATGGGCGGCAGTTCAACTAGCAGGCATGGCACGATTGACTATGAGCTGGTTTGCTTTGTTAAGCACAAGAACATCGACACAGCCCGCAACCAAATTGCAGAGGCTATCGACGAAAAACTTGATGAAGATAGGACGCGTGGCGGTTACGCGGTAGACACGCAGGTTATCAGCGTCGAGGTGGATGATGGTACAATAGACCCTATTGGCGGCGTCATTGTCACCGTACAGATTCTTTATTCATATACACGCGGCGACGCGTAAGGGAGAAAATTCATGGCTACACATAAAGGCTCAAGCGGTGTCGTAAAGGTTGCCGCTAGTGGAGGTTCCGAGACAGCAGTTGGCGAGGTTCGCTCATACTCAATTGATGAGACAGCAGACACTATTGAGGACACCGTAATGGGTGACTCAGTTAAGTCTTACCTTTCTAGCCTCAAAGACGCGACACTCACTATCGACGCATTGTGGGACGACGCAGACGCACAGCACTTAGTGCTTGATTCTGGCGCGGCTATCGACTGGGAAATTCACCCTACTGGTACAGGCACGGGCGAGAAGTATTACGGCGGTGCTGGCATCGTGACTGCCAAGACTATCTCCGCATCGTATGATGGCCTAGTGGAGGCGTCCTTCTCTGTGCAGGTATCAGGCGCAATCACAGAAGCGACTAACTAATGGGTCTCGCTAAGGAATTGCGGGCGCGTCGTAAAGGGTCGCGTCGCAAAATTAGCGTTGCAGAATGGGGGGACGGTGACGGCGATTTTGTTTTGTTCTGTCGCCCCCTTACCTGCTATGACCTTAATGAGTTACAGAAGCGCCATCCTCAAGTAATGCAAAACCCTAGCATTGCCGCGATGGTTGACCTGATCCTTATGAAGGCTGAGAGCAAGGATGGCGAAAAGCTGTTTACCTCGGCTGAAGATCGCATTGACTTAATGGGGGAGGAGACAACCGTTGTCTCTCATATTGCCAACGAGATGTTTGGCACTATCGAGGGGTTTGAGGATGTCGAAAAAAACTAAAATCCGATCAGTCTCGGATGAACTTAATTGCCTTGGCTGATCGGTTACACAAGACCATTGAAGAAGTAGAGCAGATTTCGGTTACTGAGTTCCATGAGTGGCTCGCTTACTTCAAGATCATGAGCGAGTCGAAAGATGGCAACTGAAACCGTAAGCATCGTCATTAAGGCGTTTGACCAAACGCAAAAAGCCTTGCGTGGTATCAAGGCCGCATTTGGCAAGCTCTCTAAGGTATTCTTTAGCTTTAAGACCGCGCTAGTTGCCGCAGTAGGCGCTGGCGGTCTTGGTCTGCTTATCAGTCAATCTCTTAAGTCGATTGACGCTCTAGCCAAAACGTCTAGCAGGATAGGTACGACTACTGATGCCTTATCCAAACTGCAATATGCAGGGTCACTTGCGGGCATTGAAACGAACACGCTCAACATGGCTATGCAACGCTTTGTGCGCCGTACTGCGGAAGCGGCAAACGGCACAGGCGAGGCAGTTAGCGCCTTCAGAAGGCTACGACTAGACGCAGAAAAACTACAGCAAGTGCCTCTTGATGAGCGCATGAAGTTGCTGGCAGAGTCATTCAAAAACCTAAAAAGTGAAGAAGAAAAGCTAGCGGTTGCGTTTAAGCTTTTTGACTCTGAAGGTACTGCTGTCATTAACATGCTTAAGCAGACTGGCGGTGAGATGGATGCCGTCTTCAAAGAGGCAGAACAGCTTGGCCTAGTCTTATCAGAAGACACAGCGCAGGGCGTTGAGGACGCAAATGACGCCTTCACTAGACTCAGAGGTTTGTTCCGTGGGACGGTT